GAAACAGTTCAGGGATTTGTTCAGGACTGTTTAGCAAATGGAATTGACTATGGAATTATCCAAAACCAAATGATAACTCCTACTAAAGTTGGTTGGGTCGGGACTGAAGCCTTGAATGGATGCATCCAGAACTTATTACATCCAACTAGTAAACCTTATACAGAAGTCGAAAGACATAAATGGTCTGACCAAGATTACATAAGAATGTATGAGGGCGATAAGGTTATCTATACCAGCAACAACTACCCCTTAGAAGTTTTCAACGGAGAGACAGGAGTCATCAAGTCCCTAAACGCTGATGCTAGTATCACAGTAGACCTTGGCGATAGAGAACTAGAGATTCCTGTGTCGTTGGAGATGGAGGGTAGAGGGGGAATGTATTATATGAACCCTCAAAAAGACTTGGATCTAGCTTATGTAATTACAACTCATAAGGCTCAAGGAAGTGAGTATAACCGTGTCTGTTATATTATGAACTCATCTCGTTCATGGCTGTTGAATAGAAAGAACTTATATACAGCAGTTACTAGAGCTAAAGAGCATGTACATATCATCACAGATCAGAAGTCTTTGTCTCGTAGTCTCTATAAGGAGGGAGATAAATGACAGATAAAGTGGATAAGCTATTAAATGAGCGTGAAAAAACTCATGGTGATGCAGCTAAAACATTTGAAGTAGGAATAAACTTTGTAAATATCGTCATTAATACTGTTGCTAGTAAATCACTTAGACCTCATCACTTCGCCATTTTAAATATCCTACACAAAATAGCTCGCATACTTTGTGGATCTTACAATCCTGATCATTGGGATGACATCGAAGGCTATGCTCGTCTAGGCAAAGAGATACAGGAGAATAATAGTGGCTGATGTAGACAATTGGCTAATCCGCAACATGAAAGACGATAGCTTTTGGAGCAATAATATCGGATGGGTAGACTACTCTAGCTGTCAGGTGTTTACCCAAGAAGAAAAAGACAAGCTCAACTTACCTATAGACGGAGCATGGGAGAAATTATGATAACAGAAGCATGGCTTATGCAAGAGTTTACTAAGAGAGCTAAAGCCTGTCAGTTGACTGTTGATTGTTTAGGTTCTGGTAAACTAGATAGTGAAATAGTTATCATCGGTGAAGCTCCCGGTGAACGTGAAGCTATGATGAAGATGCCACTCGTAGGTGGTAGCGGCAAGTTACTGTGGGATGTACTACAACCATTAGATATATCTCGTAAAGATTGTTACGTAACTAATGTAGTTAAGAGACAAGTATCATTATCTACTAAGACTGAAGCCCGCAATCCAGTTAAGCGGGTAGAGATAGAGCATTGGGAAGGGCTACTTGAATGGGAGTTAGAACAACTTCCCAACATTAAGTACATACTAGTACTAGGTAACATGGCATTACATGC